AGATTGAGCATATTCAGTAGCTGCTTTTTCACGACGCTCAGCTTCCCGCATTTTGTAGGTGAGCTTTTCAATACGCTTTTTGACTTTGTCGCTGTAACCTTCGAGGTCTTCGTCGGAGGTTTCTTCGCTAGTAGTTTCTTCACTGGCGATTTCTTCTGTGTTTTCTGTTTCATTTTCCAATTCCACTTCTACAACATCTTCTTCTACTTTTTTTGCGTCCGGCATAAGATACACTCCTATGTGTGAATAATGTCTTCGGGGTCGTTGATTGTAGCTAAAATTTCATCATCATTTAGCAAACGAACTTCACCACCATCTATTTTAAAGCGGCTACCAGCATACCGACCAAAAATAACCCAATCACCTTCTTTACACCAAGGCTTCCAATTTTCTGTTGGGTCATTGGCATTTCCAAACTTAACAGGGTCTTTATATGCAAGCGGACCGACTTTTACTACATAGCCACAAACAGTAGCTAATGCTTCGCGGTCTACAGTAGAATCTGGTATGTAAATACCCCCTGCTGTTTTACCTTTGCCACGGTAGGGCAGGATAAGAATACGCCAACCAGAGGGTTCTGGCAGTTTTTCTTTAGCAGTAATATTATCAGGGGAGGTTTCTTTTTTAGCGGCGTGTTGAGCAGCTTTTGCATACCGCTCTGGAACTAATAGAGTTTTACTCATGTTCTATCCTTTTTAGCAGGAGATCTAACTCCTGTTTTATGTTGGCAAGTTCTGCAAGCCTAGCTCGCAGTTCCTGGAATGCGGCAAAATCTTTTACCTGACCTTCTACTAATTGGTCAGTAAGTGTCTTTTCCCGTTCAGATAGTATTTTAAGGAGTTTTTCGTGTATGTAAAGGGTAGACATCTATGCTTTACGAACTTTCTTGCGTTTTTTAGCTGTTTTAGCTGCATTTTTAAAATCTGCTGCCGAGGGTGCTCCTGCTTGTCCAGGTTTACGCATAGGTTTACCGCTCGCCCTTCTCTTTGCTATGTTTGCGTATAAACTCATTTTTTAAATCCTTTTAATCCACGGATACCGAATGATGCGCCAATACTTGCATACATAGCCCATTGAAACCATTCAGGTGTATTAGACAATGCCGCAAAACCTTCTTGAACATAAGGCTGAGTAAAAGGAATAAAACACATTGCAATAATTATAATAAACAAAATTGTCCATGCTTCATCTTTCCAGCTATTATCACTGGCCTGTGCCATAATTTTTTCCCAGCCAGCTTCATGTGTCGCGGCTGTAACCATAACCTGTGCTTCTGCTTCAGCGCGAGCTTTCGCTACTGCACCTTTAGCTTTAGTTTGTTCAACTTTGGATTCCATCCAGCTACCAGCTAGGTTGGCTATTGGACCTATGAGTGCTTGTATCATTAATATAACTCCTGACTTGCGGCTACTTTTACAGGTTTACAATAAGCTGTTGCTCTATGTTTGGCAGGGACACCACTTAAACTCCCGTAATTACCATATCTTTTAGTTATTTGGGAAGCAAAATAATTACAATCAACTACTGATCTAAAATACATATCTTGGCTCTGCACTTTGCCGCCTAATATAACTACCAATAAAAACGCATGAATCATTCTTTAGACTTTTTATCTGCGTAAGCATTTGCTCCAAAATAAGCCGCAACGAGTGCGCTGTTTGCGACAAAATAAGTAGGCGCAATATCTGTAATCATTTTTGCTGCATTTTCATAACCAAGCATTGAAGTGATTAGTATAGCGGCGGGATAATTCAATGTGCCAAATAAAGCAAACCACGTCATATACCGCATACTGTCACGACGTGCATCAGCATCTTCTAACTCTCTGCGTTTAAACTCCAAAGCCATAGAAATTTCATCATCGCAAAGCGTATCATCATTATTTGTATCAAGATGCTGATAGGCACTATCTTTTTGAAGCTTTTTCTGAGCCACTAAAATACGCCTTTAAAATTAGTTCCTTTAATAGCTGCACCCGCACCCCGAACACCAGAACTCGCAACTTCACCAGTTCTAGGTGAACCTTTACTTCGCTTTACAGGGGTTTTTGCATCTTTTTTACCCATCGCTTCTGCAAGGTCAAACTCCAATATTTCAATTATATCTGGATCGGTTTCATCTCTTAATTTTTCTTTTATATCTTTTACTCGTGTATTGGTCATTTTATTTTCCTATGTTTTGTAAAAGTGATTCGAATGTAAAAGGTGATGCTCCGCTGGGAGCTTTTGTTCCAGTAAAGGTTCGGGCGGTTGCATCTTTATTGTATGTACCACTGTACGTTTTACCTGTTTCAGTATCCATAAACCCTCCAGGAATTGAAACAATCCCATCACCTAACTCTTTTGCTTTCTCAAAAAACGATCCTAACCCAGCTACTTGGTCAGCACTAGAAGGACCACCTAAAGCACGGAAAGATGTATCTATACTTCCTGGAGTGACCGGATTACGATCTGGAAAACCTACATTCACATCACCAAAAGGGGTAGGCATATCTACATTACTAGGTAAGCCTAATCTATCGAGCACATCATTTACTGCTGGTCCGCGAGAGGGAGCTAATTGCAAATCGGGTATACTCACAGTGGGCATTTGAAAATTTGTTATATCGTCTAAAGCAAAGGCTGTCTGTTGTGTTCCTGAAGGTATACCAGAAGTAGTGCGGTCAGTATAATTATCTTGCATAAACTGCCCTGTTTCAGTTTGAGCTCTTCCGACCGGAGCACTAGGCATAGGAGCATCATCAGGACGACCTGTATATTCACCAATAATACTATCTTTACCTACTATTGTATTGCCTGAAGCTATGCCTGTATTTGCTGTTGCAGGATTTGTTGTAGAACCAATACCAAATCTTCCGGCAATAGTATTTGCTAAACCTACAATACCTTTTATTGTATCAGTTCCAGGAACGACCGCGGATAATGCCCCTAATGGTGTATTTCGTCCTGGAATAGCCATATTCGCTACATTTTCAACAAAACCTTTTTTGGTATCATAACCAAACATTCCTGGAATATTAGATGGCGGTCTAGCCCCTAATTGACCAGCTACATAATTTTGGGTAGAAGTAGCATACGGATTCATACCTTTAGATATTGCATCTAAAGCAGCATTATATGCTTCAGCTCCTGGACCAGACATTCTTCCAGAAGCTGTATAACCTTGTTCTTCTTGTGAGCCTCCTGGACCATCTTGCCGACCACCGCCAGAAGCTATACCACCGCCGCCGCCACTATTCCCGGAAGAAGACCCACTACCTGAGCTACCTGAGCTACCTGAAGGATCGTTAGCTCTTCCTGCTTCGTTTTCGCCTCCAAAACCTCTAGGCATTATCTACCTCTCTGGCGTTGTAGAGCAATTTGTGCTCTCATATTAGCTATATCTTCTGTGCTGCCAATACGCTCACGTTGGATTGCAGCTTGCTCTTGAGCTTTCTGTTTATTAAACTCAAGCTCCATTTGATCTTGTTGGGCATCTTGCATCTGGTCTTGTTGCTTTAACTGTAACTCTTGTTGTTTTAATTCAACTAAGGGGTCTTGTCTTTGAGCACCAAGAACCTGTGCTTCCTCTTGTAAGTAAGCGGTCATCAGCTCAGCTTCTATTTCATCCATTCTGTTTTGCATCATTTCAGGAGGTATTTCTTGCCCCTGTTGCTGCATAGCTTGCATTTCTTGTTGTGCAACAATTTGGCCTTTTAAACTTAGATGCTCGAATATATGTGTTTGCAAAATCTGCATAGATGCAGGATTGCCTTTTACTGTCATACTCTGCATAAAAGCTAAATGCGTTTGTATATGTGCATCATGGTTTTGTTCTGGGAAAGCCTTTAATTGTTGCCTACCAGCCATAGCTAATTGCAATTGACCATTTTCAGTAATCGCATTTGTAGGTTGTGGTTGTTGTGGGGGTGTTAGTATTTGCTCAATATTATCCACACCTAAAGCACTATACATCCTACGATATGCTTCATATGTATTATGCATTTGTGGATTAGCTTGTGCGAGTTTTAATTGCTCTGCTGCTAAACTCACACGCTGGGACATACTGAAAATATTAGGGTTAGCTACAGGTACAATATCCACACGACCATCAAAATCTTGTGCTTTCATACCTTGCTGATTACCTGTGATGTTGTACAAATAATCACTGCCATCTGTACCAATTATTTCAGCAAGCAATTTAAATTCTTGCTTCATAGCATTGTACAAACGCTTATGCACAGCAGACATAATACGACTACCACGTTCCATAAGCGCAACTGTTGTACCTACAGGCATCTCAGTATTCTGAATATTACCTGTACCTATATCTGTTGTGCCTACAAATTTCTGTGCCGCTTGTACTACAAAACCAAGCAGCTGAAACAGAGTCGCGCTCGGCTCTTTATAGGGCAGAGGTAAGAGTGAGCCGCGAAGCTCCGTTCCAACAACATCGACATCACGCCATTCTCCAGGCTGGAGTGGCTGATCATCATCTCGTATGCGTAAACCTCTTGCTTTAAATCCGGCTGGCATATTTGATAAAGTACCAGCATCAATTAACTGCCGTAGATTAGCGGTAGCTGTGCGTGATAGATTACCAAGTAAATGAATCAGGCCATTACCATAGAATCCAAGTCCAGGAGTAAACATATAATGAATAAAATATTGTTTCTTCCGCTTAAACGCATCATTTTCAGCATAATTACGGTACACAGACAAAACTTCACCCGAATCAGAAGATACCGTCACAATGTACGGCAGTTTTATACCTGTTGGCTCACCTTCTTCATCTTTATCCGCAAAATCTTCTAAATCTAAATAACAATGGCACTCATAAAGGGTTAATTCTTCATATGAACCTGATTGTTCTAAGCCTGAAAGCTCTTCTTTAGCCTCTTTCAGCTCATCATACTCACCTTCTCCAGGACTTATCTCTAAATCACGGTAAAAACCATTCACCTGTAGCTTTCGTAACTCATTTTCAGACATACGAATGATGTGTGTAACACGTTCACATGAAGCTAAATCAGTAGCATTGTATGGAACTAGCAAATCTTCCGCTTGTACAAATTTACTTACCTGTCTGCCAAGCTGCG